GCACTACAGACAGATGGTTATGGATTAAAAATCCTTACCTTGGCCCAGACGCAACATACGATTCCCTTCCTGCTACAATAGCTGGTTTTTGTATACATCATGGCGGCAACTCGTATCAGTCGGCAGCGTACAAGAAATGTTATGCTATTGATGTTAATGGACGGTTGTTTAGTTGGGGATATAATGCCTACGGTGAGCTCGGTATTAACTCTACGTCAACTCGGGCTACGCCATTTTTAAATACCACAATACCTACCACGGGCCAGAAAGTTATATCGGTTAGTGCCGGAGCAAGAGATACTATGTTTTTACAAGATGATGGAGCTGTTTATTATGCCGGTGGTAATACCAGCAGTATTGGTGAAGGGTCTGCTCCGAATGTTCCAACAGCTGCTTCCACCGTTTCTAATGTTGTTCAGATTTTATGCAATTCTACGAATTATTCGGGAACCAGTTATCAGGCAACAGCTTATACTGTTGATACCGCTGGGCTGATATATTCAATTGGCGAAAATTCAGCTGGCCAACTTGGTATTGGAAATACAACAGACCAATCCTCTTGGCAAGCTGCTGGAGGTTCGATTAGATTTGCAGTTGTACATGTAAGTGCTGGTGGTACTACACAAGCAACTGCCGCTATTGAAGGAACGCCGGGAGCTCCAAATGGTGATCTTTATCTTTGTGGTTATAATGGGCAAGGAGTATGTTTACAAGATAACACCACCAATAAGAATCAGTTTGTTGTACCAGTGACGACTATATTTGGTACAAAAAATTCTTGTACTGCTACGAGTACTGATGGTACTGCTACTACAACAGAAATAACATTTCCAATTGGAGATATTGAAGCTATTTGGCCAACCAATGGAGGGAGTTATACTTACCCTGCCTTCTTTTATCTAGATTCCCAAGGCAGACTTTGGTATAGCGGTTATCATGTTGACCTTAACGATTTCCAAAACTCCATCGCAGCAGGGAGTTACGATGAAGCTATGCTGGTTCCTACACCTTGGTCACATGTTGAAACTAGCGGTAAAAATTACGCTGGTAAAAACGAATGTACTATAGCAGAAATGGCAAACTATGGGAACTATTATAATGCGTATCATAATCATATTATTCTAGGTAGTGATGGTCAGATGTGGTGGATGGGTGATGACACCGATAGTACGAAAGGAACTTACACTTCTACTAACAATACCCAATTCACTGCCTTGATGCCAGGAGATGCATAATGAATAGAAAGTTATATCAATATGATTGCCTCCAACAATCTTTAGTACATCCTGTAGAATGGCCCAGTAGTATAACGAAAACATCATGGCATTTTGATGGGGCCGCAACAATGGATATACCTTTTTTTGATATAATGAAAAGATTAAATCCTGATGTAAATTTTAGAAAAGCTGATGCTTCTTGTGCAGCAGAAGTAAAAACTTTTATGCGGCCTGCACATGTTTACGAAAATGAAAAGAGGATTAAAAGAGAATTTACTATCATGGAAGAGTTGTGGGCTATGCGAACTGATGATGCTACAACCAAAAACAGAATTGCTGCAATTATTGCTGAAAATAATGCCGAGCGAGATGCACAATTAGATATTACAGATACATTCATTGTTTTGAATGGAACAAATGGTTCTTCAGCTAATGAGGGCGATAATATTATAGATGAAACCGATGGTGATGATATTCTCGGTGAAGACTCTTAACAGGAGGGTGATTATGAGTAGAGTAAGTAAAAAGTGGACTAAGGCAGTTCGTAGAGAGAGAACAACTATACAACGAATGCTTAATCAATTGGATGCTTGGGAAAAGGGAAAAAATGTGATTCTTAATATAGCTAATTCCAATCCACATGAGAAAGGTAAACCGTTTCTTAGGGTTAACGCAAAAGAGGTTTGGCGCAAACAGGAACCTTATATTATGAAAGGAAATCCATCAAATCCATGATAAATAATAACAATAGGAGTAACTATGGCAATAACAGGTGGATGGCGGAATGAAGCCGCATTTCTAGATGCTCAAGGGCAAAATAAATCTGATCGATCCGTTCAAATTTATAGTGACCTTGATTTGTTTTTTAGTCATAATAATAACACAAAAGATGTAAATCGTATATATGATGCACAAGCTGTGAAGAGGTCAATTCGTAATCTTGTACTACTTAATACTTTTGAGAAACCTTTTCATCCAGAAATAAGTTCTGATGTTCGTGCCACATTATTTGAATTAATGACACCTGTGACAGCAATTATTCTTGCTAGACAAATTCAAGATGTAATTGAAAATTTTGAACCTCGAGCTAGACTAGTCGGGGTTAAAGCATATCCAGATTTAGATCGTAATGCTTATGATGTGTCTGTAGAATTTTATGTTGTAAATGCTCCGACAGAATTAGTAGAATTAACATTACCCTTAGAGAGATTACGATAATGGCAAATGCACGTAGATTAGACATTACAGAATTTGATTTTGATGATGTAAAAGATAACCTAAAAACTTTCCTCAAGGCTCAATCCACTTTTAAGGATTATGACTTTGAAGGTTCTGGCATGAATATCCTTTTGGATACCCTTGCGTATAATACACATTACCTTGGATTTAATATGAATATGTTAGCAAACGAAATGTTTTTGGATAGTTCTTCTTTACGTTCCAGTATAGTTTCTCATGCTAAGACTCTTGGTTATGAAGTAGATTCTTGTAGAGCCCCTTATGCAGTACTTAATGTAGTTTTAAATACTTCTGGAAAAACTACAGCTACAATGTCTGCTGGAACAAAATTTAATACATCATTAAATAATATAGATTATCAATTTGTTACTGTTGCAGATACTACTGCTGCAAATACTGGTGTAGAAGTTCCCTTCAACAATCTTAAAGTTTATGAAGGTACATATATTACTACTCGATATATTGTAGACTCCAGTGATGTTAATCAAAGATTTGTAATTCCCGATGATAGATCAGACACATCAACTCTTACTGTAATCGTACAAAATTCTTCTACAGATACAACTCAAACTACTTATAATAAAGTTACAGATATAAGTGGGTTAACTAATTTGAGTGAAGTTTATTATATACAGGAAATAGAGGCAGGCAAATTCGAAGTATATTTTGGGGATGGTATTGTAAGTAAAGCAGTAACGGATGGTAATATTGTTATTCTGCAATATGTAGTGACAAATAAAAGTGATTCAAATGGTGCGTCTGTTTTTACTAATACTAGTGCAATCGATACTATCAGCGATATTACTGTTACAACAGTGGAGAACGCAGCTGGTGGGGCTGAGGGGGAATCTCTCACTTCCATTAAATTAAACGCACCTTTAGATTTTGCCTCCCAAGGTAGATGTGTCACTTCCGAAGACTATAAATTGTTTGCAAAAAAATTGTTTCCACAAACACAAGCAGTTATGGTCTTTGGAGGTGAGAGCGGTTCTTATGATCCTACAGTTGGTGTAACAAGTACAGCTTCTTACGGTAGAGTTTATATATCAATTAAATCCGTAACAGGGAATAATTTAACGGCAGCTCAAAAGACACAGTTAGTGAGTGATTTACAAAAATATAATGTTGCGTCTATTACTCCTATTATTATTGACCCAGAAATTGTTTATATAATTCTGACCACTACCTTTAAATTTGATTCTACTAAGACAACTAAAGAAAGTAGTGAATTAGAAACAGATGTTAAAAACACTATTATCAATTTAAATGATACAAACCTAAAGACATTTAGTAATGTGTTTAGACATTCTGAAATGACAGGAAAGATAGATGATACACATTCTTCTATTTTAAGCAATACTACAAATGTTACTTTGGCAAAAACTTTTACTCCCACTTTAAATTCAGCAATAGGATATAATATCTATTTTAATAATGTATTTTATAATCCTCATAGTGAACATAATAAATCTGCTGGAGGTATTATTACTTCCTCTGGTTTTAAAGTTGTTGATAGCGATGAGGAGCAATTTTATGATGATGATGGTGCTGGAAATTTACGAAGATATTATTTAGTAGGAGTTACCAGAACGTATACTAGTGAAACAGCTGGAACAGTTGATTATGCTGCTGGTTCTATTAAAATATCTTCAACTACAATAACATCTATTTCTGATGTTGATGGTGTGAGTTCTATTATTATTCGAATGACAGCAATACCAGCATCAAAAGATATTGTTCCTGTTCGTAATCAGATATTGGAAATAGATATGATCAACACTGTTGTAACAGGAGAGGTAGATTTGGTAGCTATAGGTGACACCGGAGCAAGTTCTAGTTACACAACATCTAGTAGTTATACAGTAACGAAGAAGTATTAAAAATGCCATTTGATGCAAGATTAACGACCAAGATTTCCCCTTTAATTGAAGGTCAAGTTCCTGATTTTATTCAATCGGATCATCCTCAGTTTGTTCAGTTTCTAAAACAGTATTATCAATTTTTAGAAGCTGCTGAACTTATTGTTGATGGTACTGTTGATAATATGATTTTAGAACATACGGATACTCAATATATTCGTAATGAAGATAGTAATAAATTTGTAACAGAATCGGGTACAGGTACTACAGGGAAATTTACTGAAGGAGAAATAATTACTGGTGGTACTTCTAAAGCTACTGCTACTATTCTTGTAGATGATTTAAATGCTACTATAGCAAGACTTTTCATTTCATCGAACCAAAAATTTGAAATAGGGGAAACCATCACAGGAGGAACCTCTGGTGCTATAGGAACTATTGTTTCATATAGAGCTAATCCTGTATCCACTATTCAACAATTATTAGATTATGCAAATACAGATAATACCACAGCAGCTGTGTTGGATGAAATGTTTAATCAGTTCATGGCCGCAATTCCAAAAACTTTGGCTTCTGGTGTTTCTAAACGAAATCTTATAAAAAATATAAAAGACTTATATACTGCAAAGGGAACTTCTGAAGGGCATAAGTTATTTTTAAGAATGTTGTTTGCTGAAGAAGCTGATATATTTTATCCTAACAAATATATGATTCGTACATCTGATGGTAAGTGGAGAAAGAAGACCGTTATAAGATGTGAAAATCAATCGGGTGCTGAAGGTGGTGATGTTATAGGTCAAATAATAACTGGAGTAACTTCTGGAGCTACTTGTTTTGTAATTGATGCAATAGTATTTGTTCAAGGAGCATCTTCAATTACAGAGTTTCAAATAGATATTGATTCTACTGTTGGGACATTTATAGAAGGAGAAACGGTTACAGGAGAAGGAGTTACTAGTAAAGTTGAAATGAAATTCACTATACAGAAAATTGTAGCAGGGTCTATAGTTAGTAATAGTGGGATATTATATTCTAGTGGGGAAACGATAGATTTAGATGCAAGTGCTGGAAATGATGCTGCTGTAGTTCAAGTGGGAGAGATTTCATTAGGTGGGTTAAAAGAGATTGTAGTTGATACCGTTGGAAGTAATTACAAAGTGGGAGATGTTTTAACATTTACTACAACAGAAGCTAATACCAATCCAGCTGAAGGATTTGTTTCAGTTGTTGGAGGAAGCACATTATTAGAAGATTCTGATAATAGTGATGGTTATGATGATTTTATTATATTACAGTCTGCTACAAATAAGTCTCTACCTTTAGCTAATCTCTTATTTGAAGATGATGATGCTATGGTTCTTAATGGTACTGATGGTTCTGCTACTGATGCTGGATATGCGGTTAATGCTGAATATGGAACACAGCGTGACAGAATTTTGGATTATTATGGAACAGGAGCAGATCGTATTGTTTTTGAAGAAGGGACGCCTTCTACAGCTGGCGAAATTACAAGAGTATTTTTAACTAACAAAGGTGGAGGTTATAGTGACCTTCCTACAGTTGGTGTAACAAGTACGTTTGGAACAAGTACTAAACTTATAGCAACTACTGATGATATTGGTGGTATTTTAAGTACAACTACTATTGATTCTGGATTTAATTATAGAAATACCCCTGCTACTGATATTCCAGCGAAATTTGTATTGAAGAATGTAACAGGGACTTTTGCAAAAAGTAATACTCTTACAACACATACAGGAACGATTGCTGCTTGGGATGCTACAAAACAAATTTTGTCAACTACTGTTGAGGATGTGGTTAGAGTACAAATGGAGCAAGATAGCGCAACAGTATCTCAACAAATTCAATTAGAAAAAAATACAGAGGCAACGCTCAGTAGTCTTCTTGCTAATAATGTTATGGAGGGTAATGATCTCCAATATCTTTTAACTCAAGGCCTTGATGAAAAAGATGCAACTAAAATACAGACAGAAGATGGATTTGATACTTTAGTAACAGATGCTGAAGGTTCTTTTTTACAACAGATTAATGTTCAACATGATCGTAGCCTTTCTGATGAAAGAATTAAACTTGAAGAAAATAAAATTACTTCTGATGACTATACTGAAAACGATTCTGAAACTCAACATTTTGTATTGGATTCTAACCCAACATGCAATCTTGTTTTAGATGCGACAGCTGTAGGGGATGGAATTTTATTAAATGCTACTGATGGATCGTCTAC